TGATTCTGTTAAAACAGTGGTATTAAATAACGTTAATAGTTATGCAGATTCTGCTGAAATGAATAAATATGGAGCAAGATTCAAATATAGTAAATTTCAAGCTGTAGTAGATAATAGTAATGCTGCAATAACTTCAAATATCACTAAAATAGAAATAAGAAGGGATTTAATACCAGAATTGAATCAGAATGCCGAATATGAACTTTGTTTTGGTAATCCATTTTACGTAAAGAGTTCACAAGGATATAATATTAGATCATCAGGGTTTAATGTTTATGGAATAACTGATACTGTCTATTTAAGTGATATACCAAATGAAAATCAATCTACAGGTAATTTATTTTTGTTTAGTTTAGAATCCAGGAATAATCCTACAATTGTAGCTGATAATATTGGTACTATTGATTATCAAAGAGCAGAAATATTAATTAAACCCATTAATATTACAGGAACATCTAAAAAAGTTCAAAATATTTCAATAATAGAAATTTCTGCCTGTCCCAAGTCAAATGATATTGTAGGATTGCAAGATTTGTATTTACAATTAGATGTTAGTAATACTACTGTTGATATGATACCAGATAATGTCTCTTCAGGAGATAATACTTCTGGTAATCTTTATACAGCTACTTCAAGTTATATAAGTGGCGATTTGGGTAGAATGACAGACTCAGAAGTTGAAAATACTACCCTCATTTCCTCAGATACATATATCTTAGGGTCTCCTACATCACAACCATATTAATCCACTCCGTAAGGATAAATGCCAGAAAATACAAGAGTCAAAATTAGTTCGGTTGTTAAAAACCAACTGCCAGATTTTATAAGAGCGGATTATCCTCTTGCTGGTGAATTTTTAGCACAATATTATACTGCTCTGGAAGGTCAGGGATCTACATTAGATGTTTTACAGAATATTGACAAATATATTAAAATTGATGAATTAACTGATCTTATAGATTCTACAAATGTTTCTTCTCCTGTAGGAATTGCTGATAATGTTATAAATGTAGATTCTACTACCGGATTTCCAAATTCTTATGGATTACTTGAAATAGGCACTGAGGTTGTTACCTATACTGGCATTACTACTAACTCCTTTACAGGGTGTTCTAGAGGGTTTAGCGGTATTACTTCATATAGAACTCCAAATCAACCAGATGAACTTCTTTTCTCTCAATCAGGGATAGCTACGCATTCTTCTGGATCTGTAGTTAATAATTTAAGTATTAGATTTTTACAAGAATTTTATAAAAAGGTAAAAACTCAAATAACTCCAGGATTTGAAGAAAGACAGTTAGATTCTGATCTCAATAAAAGATTGTTTATTAAACAGTCTAAAGATTTTTATTCATCTAAAGGAACTGACCAATCCTTTGAGATTTTATTTAGAGCCTTGTATGGGGAAGATGTAAGAGTAATTAAACCAAGGGATTATCTTTTTACTCCTTCCGATGCTGATTATAAAACTTCAAAACAAGTTGTAGTAGAATCTATTGAAGGAGATCCTATGGATCTTATTAATAGGAATTTATTTCAAGATGATGTTTATGATTTCCCTAAAGCTAATGGAGCTATTAATAACGTAGAAAAGATAATAAGAGGTGAAAAAACATATTATAGATTAAGTTTAGATTTTGATAGAAAATTAGATAGAGTAACTGAAGATTTTTCCATACATCCTAATACTAAAGTAATCGATTCTGTTTCTATAGGCTCTACTGTATTAACTGTAGATTCTACTGTTGGATTTGGGACTACAGGAGTATTGATTGCAGATTTTGGAAATGGTACTAGTAATAGTATACAATATACTTCAAAATCATTAAATCAATTTTTCGGATGTTCAGGAGTTGATAAGGATATTTCTCCTACACAAGATTTAAGATTAGATGCTTATGCTTATGGATATTCTGGAATAGGAACTTCTCATGTAGTTAAGGTTAAAGTAACTGGTGTTTTATCTAACTTAGATTTAAATTTCAATAATACTTATTATAATCAAACTGGAAGTGTTATTGAGCCAAAAGGTTTAGGTTCTGTTTCTAAGAATATAGTCACTAAAAATTTATTTGCTAATGTTTCTACTACTTATTTGGTAGAAAATATTGAGTTAATTGACTCTTCAAACTTTACATATAAATTAAATCTTTTTGATGAGCATAATTTTATAGGAGGAGATAATGCTTTAATTAATGATATATCTTGCGAAATTATTTCTCTTATAAGCTCTAAGGAAGTATTAATTAAAGGTTCTGGAGAATTAAATCTTAATGCATCATATAAAATTCAAAGATTATTGTCTAAAGCTAATTTAAGTAATTACCCTAATACTAGCATTTATACTACAAATATTCAGAACTCTTATTTGGATGGAGATGATGTATATATTACTTCTCCTTCTCTTCCTAGTTATTTTAGTGATGCTTTAGATATTAGAGAAACTGATTTAACATTTTCAGGATCTTTTGAAGATAGTACAGAAATATCTATTCCTAATCATGGATTAATAACTGGAGAAAGAATAATTTATGTATCTGGAGAGGGTACTAATAAATTAGATATTGCAGAGACAGAATATTTTGTCAAAAAAGTAGATATTGATACTATTAAACTTTCTAAGAGTAGTTCCAATATAGGTAAGGGCAACTTTGTTTCTTTTTCTGGAACTGTAACTAATAATAAATTCGAACTTTTAAGGTTTACTCAAAAAACAATACAATCTCAGAAATTAATAAGAAAGATTCAAGATCCAGTAGATTCTCTTATTAAGACATCTACCCCTAGAGGGAAGATTGGTATGTTGGTAAATGGAGTTGAAATACTTAATTATAAATCTAACGATGTTATACATTATGGACCTATAGAAGAAGTTTCAGTTACTAAGGGTGGAGATAATTATGATGTTATCAATCCTCCTATTTTATCAATTACCGATTCAACTGGTATTGGAGTATCTGCTTATTGTGAAGTATATGGATCTGTAGAAAGAATAGATGTTGTAGATGGTGGATTTGATTATCTATCCACACCTACTTTAAAAATATCTGGAGGTAATGGTTCTGGATGTGTTGCGTTTGCAAATTTAACTTTAAAAGATCATTCTTTAACTTTTGATTCTACTGTAACTAGTGGAAATGTTAATCTTACTGATAATACAATAGGATTCTCAACTTATCATAAATTTAGATTTGGTGAACTTATAACATATAATACAGAAACTCAAACTGCTATTGCTGGATTAACTACAGATGCTGCATATTATTGTTCTATTGTAGGACCTTCTACAGTTGCTTTACACCTTAATTATCAAGATGCAATTGCTGGAATTGATACTATTGGACTTACTGGTTATGGATCAGGTATTCAAGAAATTAAATGTGCAAATAAGAAAAGAGTTATTAGTCATGTAAGTATAGCAAGTTCTGGTTATAATTATACTAATAAGTTAACTTCTGCTACTTCTTCTGGAATTAATACTGCTACTAATACTATTAGTATATCTAATCATGGTTATAAGTCTGGAGAGTTGATAAGATATGATAATACTAATACTCCTATTATTGGACTTAGCACTTTAACAAATTATTATGTTACTACTATAGATAGTGGTTCTTTTAAACTATCTCAAGTAGGAGTAGGATCTACTGCACCTAATTATTATTTAAAAAATAAGGAATATGTGAATTTACTTTCTGGTGGTGCAGGAATTAATGAATTTAATTATCCTCCAATAAAAGTAGAAGTAATTGGACATGTAGGAGTTTCCACTTTTTCTGGTCAAAATTTTAATGCTCAATTAAGACCTGTTGTAAGAGGACCTATTGAATCTGTATATGTTGCGAACGGTGGAGTAGGTTATGGATCTTCAGACGTAATCAATTATAATAGACAACCCAATTTTACTTTAAAGAGTGGTAAGAACGCTCAATTATTACCTATAATAGATGATGGAAAATTATCAGAAGTTATAGTATTGAACAAGGGATCTGAATATAATTCTCCTCCAGAATTAAAAATGGTAGGAGCTGGTAAAGGAACTAAGATTATTCCTATTTTGAAAGACGGAACTGTAGATTCAGTTATTATATCTAATGCTGGTATTGGACATACAGCAACAGATGCTTCTATAACTGTAACATCTAATGGAGATGGGTCTGATTTTTATTCTAATCCTAAGATATGGACAATTAATAGTGTAGAAAGATTAATACAAAATGAACAGATTACTACTGATGATGGAGTTGTGAGTGTTGGTTTAAATGAAGATTATGGACTTCAATATTCTCATTTATACATTCCTAGAAAATTAAGACAATCCAGTTATATTAAAAAGGCTATAGGTGATAAAGAAATTTTTGTTCCTGATTTATCTCTAGAAAATGATATAGAAGAAGATTCTATTACCCATTCACCTATTATAGGATGGTCTTATGATGGATGTCCAATTTATGGACCATATGCTTATTCAACCAATTCAGGAGGTCCTATTAAGATTATTCAATCAGGATATTCTGTTTCTATATCTACTCATAGACCTAACCCTCTTACATCTAATGGAGATCCAATATATTCTGAAGGATTTTTTATAGAAGATTATTCTTATAAAGATGGTAGAGACTTAGATCAACATAATGGAAGATTTTGCAAAACTCCAGAATTCCCTAACGGTGTTTATGCTTATTTCTCTCTAATTAATCCTGATTTTAGGGATTCTGAAGGATCTTTTAAAAATTATAGGAAACCACAATTTCCTTATATGATAGGTGATTCATTTAAATATAGACCTATAGAATATAATTTTGATTATAAATCAAATCAAGATTTAGTGGATTTGAATAAAACTGATTTAGTTAGAAATACTTCTCCATATAATTTTCTTTTAAGAAATACTTCTTATGATTTTTTAATAGATCCTAATACTATTCATAGACAAATTAGTTATATTGATGGAGTTACTGCAGGAGGTATTTCAAATGTTGCAATTCAAACTGGAGGGTCTGGATATAAAGTTAGCGATGAAATAATATTTAATAATTCTGGTTCTAGTGGTTATGCTGCTAAAGCGCAGGTAGGTAGTATTTCTGGAAAAGCTATAAGTCAAATTAGTGTTGCTACTACAGAAATATCAAATGTAGAGTTTATTTTAGGAAATTCTGATCAACAATTTGTTGGATATAGTACTCTTCCTCATAATTTCTATAATAATGAATTTATAACAGTTTCAGGATTATCTACTAGTGCTTTTAGGAATGATTCGTCAGTACAAATTGGAGTAAGAACCGACACATTTAAATTATTTACTGCAATAGGAGCTCCTTCTGCTACTGGTATAGTAACGTATTTAAATTTAGATCCACAATCATTATCTTCTACTATAAAAGAGAATGATATTATAGGTGTAGGAACTCAAGAAAAAGTAAAGGTATTAAATGTAGATACCCTTTCTTCTAGAATTAGAGTATTAAGGGAATGGAGTTCTACTACAGGAACTGCTCATACTGCTGGTATTGCTCTTTCTAAAGATCCTAGAACATTTAGTTTTAATGTATTAAGGGAATTGGATGGTTCTAACTTTGAATTAAATAAAGAATTATATTTTAACCCAACAGAAAGTATAGGATTAGGAACTATTTCTGGGGTGGGAGTTGGATCTACTTTAGTATTCTCTAATCCAGGAGCAGGATTAAGTGAAATATTTGTTCCTACTAAATCCCTTTATTTTAAAAATCATGGATTATTGACAGGGGATGCATTAACTTATAATACAAATACAGGTACTGCAGTATCAGTGTCAACTGATGGTATTGATGGATTTGCTCTTACTCAAGGACAAACAGTATATGCTGCAAAGATAAGTGATGATATAATTGGAATTGCTACTGCTAGAGTAGGTTTAGGATCTACAGGTACTTTTGTAGGAATTAATAGTACCACTACAGCATCAACTCTATATTTTATTGGTGTAGGTACTGGAGTATATCATAGTTTATCTAGTAATTATAATAATGTATTAAGTGGAGGTTTAAGTAGATGTATAGTTACTGTATCTACCTCATCTACTCATGGACTTAAATCTGAAGATAATGTTTCTTTAGATATTAGAACAGGAATAACTACTACTATTAAAGTAGCTTATAATGATTATAATAGAAGGTTAGTAATTGATCCTAGAACTTTTGTTGCAGGTGATGTTAATGCTACTAATAATACTATTACTATTCCTAGACATGGGTATACCAATGGTCAGAAAGTTATTCATACTGCATCTACTTCTTCAGGTGGATTGAGTAATAATGAAATATATTATGCGCAAGTAGTAGATGAGAATACTATTAAGTTATCTACTCAATATTATGATTCTATAAATGTAGAACCTAAAGTAATTGATATTAGTAGTGCTTCTGCTGGTACTATTTCTCCAATCAATCCTCCAATTATAACAGAAAGAAATTCTAAGATATATTTTGATCTTTCAGATTCTTCTTTATCTTTTGTTGATGGTGGAGTTTATTATAGTGCATTTGAGTTAAATCTTTATAGTGATCCAAAACTTAATAATTCTTTTGTTACTTCAGGAAAAACCGACGATTTTAATGTTAGTAGAAGTGGTAGAGTGGGGGTAGACGCAAATGCAAATCTTACTATTAAAAATATTGAAGAAATTAGTGACTCATTATATTATAATTTAACTCCGATAAATGATTTATTAAATACATCAGTTAAGAAGGAGATTGTTAGGGATTCTATTAATAATAAAAATTCTAATTCTTTAAATTTAGAGATCAGTCCTCTAGGAGGAAACCAAACTCTTGTAGGAGTAGGAACTACTACATTTAATTTTACTCTTTCCAAAATCCCTCAAAAATTAGAATATACATCTTCTGATGGTATATTCAAATATACTACAGATTCTGGAAATGCTGAAGGACCTATATTTTCAGTTGATATTAGAAATGAAGGAAAGGAATATAGATCTTTGCCTGGTATTAGTACCATATTCACTACTAATGGAAAGGATGCTGTATTGCAGGCTGAAGGTGAAACTGTAGGTAGAATAGACAGAATTGATATTCAAGATGTTGGATTTGATTATTCTGTAGATAGAACTCTTCGTCCTGAATCTAAAGTTCCTCAATTACTTAAAGTAGATTTACTCAAATCTCTTGATAGAATTGGAATTAATTCAGTTGGTAAAAATTATCTAGATTCTCCAGGTTTGGTTCTTTTAGATGGATTAACTAAAAAAGTAGTTAGTGATGTAGAATTAGATTATACTCTAGGTGACACTCAGGTTAGTATTTTAAATAACGTTAAAACTTTAAATAATGTCACTCCTATAATAATTCCTACTAGTAATTCTAATGGAATTAGTATCAATAATATTGACTATAATAGTGGAAATAAAGATGTAACAATTACTATTGGAGCTAGTTTTAGTAATGCTGCTGATTATCCATTTGAAGTAGGTAAAAAAGTATTGATTGAAGGAGTTAGTGTTGGAATAGGAAGTACTGGAAAGGGTTTTAATAGTGAAAATTTTGATTATACTCTATTTGAAATTTTAGCAACAGATCCTAATATTGGAGGAACTCTCGGAACTGTAAGATACAGTTTATCTAATGTTATTGCAGATGGAGAAATTCCTGGCACATTTAAATCCAATCTTTCTTCTGGTAAAATTACCGCACAGGAAGATTTCCCAATTTTTGATATTTCATTAAAAGTTCCTAATTTTGATAAAGGGGAAAAGATAGTATCTGGATCTAAAGAAGGTATTTTAGAATCTTGGAATGATTTTTATGGATATCTTAGAGTATCCTCAGTTCAAGATTATGAGAAGGGAGAATCTTTTATAGCACATTCTTCTGGAGTTAGAGGGACTATTAATAGTGTGGTACTTAGTGATTCTTTATATGATATAGAAGCTTCTTCTATAGTTAATGAAGGGTTCCAAAAAAATAGTGGATTTTTAAATAATAGTCTACAGAGGGTAATTGATAGTGATTATTATCAGTATTTTTCATATTCTGTTGAATCTGAAGTACAATATGAAACATGGAAAGAAGCAGTATCTTCTTTGAATCATACTGCTGGATTTAAGAAATTTAGCGATTTGATTGTAAGAACAGAAACAGATATAGGAATTAGTACAGTTCAAGAAGAAACTCAGTTTAACGTTATTAATGACTTAGTTTCTGTTATGGATCTTAATACTGTATTTGATTTTGATCTTGCAAGAGAAAAAACTTTGGATATAGATGCAAGTATAATTTCCGATGAAATAGTTTTTGAATCTAAAATTCTTTTAGATTATAATGAGTCTGTTGGTAATAGAGTTCTAACTATTGATGATATTAGTGGACTATTTAATAATAATGCTAGAACAGATAGATTTATGGCTGTAGATAGCTTTACTTTAGCAAATGTTAGATATAGGAAATATATTACTTATATTAGGGATAAGAGATATACTAAAGAGAGACAAGTAATGCTAGTTTCTTCACTTCATGATGATACTGGTAATATTTTCTTAAATCAGTACGGTAGAGTTGAGACTAATACTGACTTAGGTGAGTTTGGTGGGGATTTGGGTTCTTATGATATGGATATTGCTGGTGATGATGGGAGACTTTTATTCTTCCCTAAGAAATATCAATATAACAATTATGATGTTTCAAACGTTGCCTTTAATATTTCTGATAGTGTTGCTGGTGTAGGTTCTACTGGATTGGGAGGTATTGTTAATATTACAAGTAGCACCACAACCATACCTTTAGGAATCACCACACAACATAGTATTATATCTTTCGCTACCACTTATAGAGGATCTAAGGTATTAGTATCATATGCTGCTAGTGACGCTTCTTACTGGGAGCATGATGAAATAACATTGGTTCATGATGGAACCAATGTAGATTTGGTTGAATATGGTCAATTAACTACTGGTAATGTAGGAAGTGCTTCTGGTGAACCTGGTCTTGGAACTTATAGTGCATATATTGCTGGTTCTAGAGTTCATCTAGACCTTCATCCTACAGTATCTACTGCAAGCACATATGTTGCCAATACTGTTCATGTTGATTTTGGAAATGCTTCATCTGCTGGAGTAGGAACTACTGCATTAAATACTGCTAATTTAGATTCTAGATATACTTCTATATCTTCTAGTGGTTCTCCATCTGCTACTACAGTTGCTCAGTATGAAAGCGAAACATTTAATGGTGCTTATTATATTGTATGTGTAGAGGATACTACTAATAGTCATTATCAAATATCTGAAGTTATAGTAGTTGATGATGGTACTACTGCATTTATAACAGAGTATGCTATCAATCAAACTGTAACTAATCTTGGTGATTTTGATGCTGCTATTTCTGGAGATTACACTACTCTAACATTTACTCCTATAGCAAGTGCTAATGTTCAGGTTAGAGTGTTCCAATCTGCTTTAAGGTTGGTTAATGAGTTGAGTACCATTACTCAAATAAATCTTACTAATGCTAGTATTGATACTGGTTTTGGTGCTTATACTGCTACTGAAACTGATATTAAGAGAGCATTTGACCTTAAGCATAGACAATTACCAATCTTTAAAAGAGACTTTGTTGGAAGTGCTACTACTACAGTTAATTTAACTGAAGACACTATTACTATACCTGATCATTACTTTGTTACTGGGGAAGAATTATCTTACAGATATACTGGAGCTGGTACTACTTCTGCAATTGAAATTGATGAACAAGCTATAACTGGATATGGTACTACTGATAAATTGCCTTCTACAGTCTATGCTGTTAAAGTAGATGATACTAGTATTAGACTTGCTACTTCTGCTGAGAATGCATTGAAGACCACTCCTACTTATTTGGATATTACTGCTGTAGGTATTGGAACTTCTCATTCCTTTACTTCTAAGAAGCAGAATTCAAGATGTGTATTAAGTATTGATAATGTGGTTCAATCTCCAATAGTTGCTACTGCCGTAACAACTACAATTAGTGCTGATGTATCAGCTACTACTGATAAGATTAAATTGTCAGGTATTACATCTATTACTGGTGGCGATTTGTTGAAGATTGGTAGTGAGATTATGAAGGTAGACTCTGTTGGATTAGGTGCTACTAACGTTTTACTTGTTACTAGACCTTGGATGGGAACGGAAAAAGATTCTTATACAAATGGAAGTTTAATTACTAAGGTAGAAGGTAACTATAATATTGTAGATAGTACTGTTAACTTCTTTACTGCTCCTGTTGGATTAACTCCTCTTTCAACTACTACTAATGAACCTAATGAAAGGGATTGGGTTGGTATTGCTACTCATTCATCCTTTAATGGAAGATCCTTTATGAGATCTGGTATTACAGGAGGTTCATCTGAACCATATTCTAAGAATTATATCTTTGATGATATTTCTGGCAACTTTACTGGATTAACTACTCAATTTACTCTTCAGTCTGAAGGAAGTAATATAGCAGGATTCTCAACCAATAATGCTCTTATATTAGTTAATCAAGTTCCTCAAGGACCACAAAGATATACTGGAGGTGTTCATGTTCCAGGAGATTATACTCTTATTGAAGGTAAAAATGCTTCTAATGTTGGTATCACTAGTATACAGTTTACAGGATCTATTTCATCAGTAGCATCCGATCCTAATAGTTCTAATGTACCTCTTGGAGGTATCATTGTTTCTGTTGGGTCTACAGAAGGTTTAGGTTATCAACCATTAGTTGCTGCAGGTGGTACTGCTATTGTTTCTGGATTGGGTACTATTACTTCTATAAGCATAGGAAATAGTGGATCAGGATATAGAACTGGTATACAGACAGTTGTGAATGTGGGTGTTCAGACATTAAGCACTGGAGCACCTAATATTGAATTTATTGGTACTGCTGCTATAAGTGGTGGTAATATAGTAAGTATTGCTATTACTAATCCTGGCACTGGTTATACATCAACTAATCCTCCATCAGTTGTAATAGATGAACCATTATCTTATGATAATATGCCTCTATTCTATACTTCAAATCAATCTGGAGTGGGATCAGAAGCAAGAGCAAATATAGTTGTTGGATTGGGTGGTAGTGTAATTGATTTTGAAGTTATTAATGAAGGTTATGGTTATGGTGAAACTCAAAAGTTAACTATTGGTGTTGGTGGTGCCGTAGGTATTCCAACTGCAGGAGCTTCTGAATTTAGAGAATTCCAATTAACAATTCAAGAAACTGTTAGTGATAGTTTTGTTGGATGGACTGTTGGAGATTTCCAAGTTCTAGATCCTTTAGATTCTTTATTTGATGGAAAGGCAACTTCATTTGCTTTAAATTTAAATGGTGTACAGCAAACTATTCAATCTAAACCAGGATCAAATATAGATGTTGAAGTTGCTATATTAATATTCATTAACGATATTCTTCAGGTTCCTGGAGTTGGATATGAATTTAAAGGTGGTAGTTATATCACCTTTATGGAAGCTCCTAAAGAAGGAGATACTTCTAAGATTCTTTTCTATCAAGGAACAGGATCTGTTGATGTTACTAATGTTGATATTTTAGAAACAGTTAAAAAAGGTGATACTGTTAAACTTTATGATCAGGATATAGCTTTAGAAGAAAATAAGAGAACAGTAACTGTTATCAATGCTTCAGATAGTCTTAATACTAACATTTATGCTGGACCTGGAATTACTACTAATGAAAGTTTTGAAAGAGCTCTTACATGGTCTAGACAAAAAGAAGATAAATTTATTGATGGTGAAGCAGTTACTAAAGATAGACCTCATTATGAACCATTGATATATCCAAATACTAATATTATTCAATCTGTTGGAGTTGGATCTACTGTTATCTTTGTTTCTAATATAAGAACTTTCTTTGATAGTTCAAAAGAAAACTATAGTGGACAGAGTGATATTAGAATTATTTCTCAGGATAGTATAGTAGGAGCATCTGCTACTGCTTTTGTTTCTGCTGCTGGAACTGTAACTTCATTTGATATTACAAATCCTGGTGTTGGATATACAATAGTACCTTCAGTGTCTATTACCACTCCTGTAGGACTAACTACATCTCAAGGTGCTAGAGCAACTGCTACTATAAGTGGAGTAGGAACTGTCAATGCTATTACAGTTTCTTATGGAGGAACTACTACTGGATTTGCTTATACTAACACTGCTGCTCCATCAGTTCTTATAGGAGAACCAAAATTGGTTACTTCTATAGAAACTATAAATGATGTATCATATTCTGGTGATTTTGGTATTATATCTGGTATTTCAACTACTTCAGTTGGTGTAGCATCCACTGGTATTGTCTTTGATTTACTTCTTCCAAAAGAATCGCTATTCAGAGATAGTTCTGTTGTAGGAAGTGCATTAACAGTGAGTGGAATTTCAACTGGTTATTATTTCACAGTCTTTAATTCTAATGTGGGTGCTTCAGTAACTTCTCTATATCAAAATGGTACTGTGGTTGGTATAGGAACTTCCTTCTTAGATAATGTCTATGAAGTTGCTCAAGTTTCTATTGCTCAAACTATGGGTATAGGAATTGGATTAACCTATGTCGCTCAAGTTACAGTAAGTGTTCAAGATTATAATGGATTAACTGGACTTGGACATAGTGAATTCTTTGGTGAATATAGTTGGGGTAGAATTGCTACTGCCCCTAGAGGAAAAGCAAGGGTATTCACATCTTATGCTGGTGATAGTAATGGATTATCTGGAATATCCACCTCTCCTATAGTAGAAAGAGTTAATCCGTTAAGATACTTAAATTATAATTCATAAATAACTAAAAAATCGTAAAAATGTCAGCTATTATAACTGATCAACTAAGAATACTGAATGCTAAGAATTTTGTTTCTGCTGCAACTTCTTCAGTAAATTCATATTATTCTTTTGTTGGTTTACCTAATGCTACCAATTATTCTGCTACTTGGGAAAGCAATCCTCTTGCCCCTAAGGATTGTTTTGATCAGGAGAATGATTATTGGGATACTATGATAGCATTAAAGAAGATTACTTCTTCTGATGTTAGTAGGGTAGTAAATAAAAATACTTGGACATCAGGTATAACTTACGACATGTATCGTGGAGATATTAGTAGAACTAATACAGCAAAACCATCAGGAGCAACTAATTTATATGACTCGAAGTATTTTGTAGTAAATGAAGATTATAAAGTTTATATTTGCCTTCAAAATGGAACAGACCCAGAAAATACTACAGGTAGACCTTCACTAGATCAACCAACTTTTACAGATCTTGAACCTAAGGCAGCAGGTGATAGTGGAGATGGTTATATTTGGAAATACTTATTTACCATTAAACCTAGTGATATTGCAAAATTTGATTCAACTAATTTTATGCCTGTTCCTAAAGATTGGGAAACAGGGACTGCTAATGCTGCTGTAAGAGATAATGCTGCTGATAGTGGGCAATTAAAAATTGCTACTATTGTTAATAGAGGAGCTGGTATAGGAACTGCTAATAGAACTTATACTGGGGTTCCTGTTGCTGGAGATGGTTCTGGATCTGAAGCTACTATAGTTATTAATAATGATTCTAAAGTAGAATCTGTTAATATTGCAAAAGGTGGATCTGGATATACTTATGGAACTTTAGATTTAGTTGGTGGTGGAGTTCCTACTGGATCTACTGCTCCAGTTTTTAATGTTATTATTCCTCCTGAAGGAGGGCATGGAGCAGATATTTATAGGGAATTAGGAGCTCAAAACGTTTTAGTTTATTCTAGAATTGAAAATGATGCTGAAAATCCAGATTTTATAACAGGAAATCAAATTGCTAGAATTGGAATAGTAGAGAATCCTGAAGCTTACGATTCAACTGCAAATTTAAGTCTTACTAAAGCTAGTGCTCTTTCTGCTTTAAAATTGGTTGGAGCAGGATATACTACTGCTACTTTTAATTTAGATGGGCAAGTAACTCAAACTGTTGGTGTAGGATCTACAGCAGTAGGTAGAGTTGTTTCTTATGATCAAACAACTGGTGTTTTAAAGTATTGGCAAGATAAGAGTCTTGTTGGATTTAATACTGATGGATCTTTAAAAACTGATCCTACTTATGGATATTCTTTACATGGATTTACAGCAACACCAGATACTGGAGGTTCTGTTAGTATTGCTAGTAATGAAGGTACTTTAGGAATAGATACTAATTTCGGAACAGCAGGTAGTCCTGGTATAAGTACTGTAATAAATAATAGAACATATTACCTTGGTCAGAGTTTCATTGACGGAATTTCCAATCCCGAAGTTAAAAAATACTCTGGAAATATAATCTATGTTGATAACAGACCTTCTATTACTAGGTCTGCCAACCAAAGAGAAGATATTAAAGTCATTTTGCAATTCTAAAGAATCATGCCACAGGAAACCAATTTAAACGTCGCTCCTTATTTTGACGATTTTAATTCAGAGGATAATTATTGCAAAATATTATTTAAACCAGGGTTGCCAGTACAGGCACGTGAATTAACTGGAATTCAATCAATTCTTCAAAATCAAATTGAGAAATTTGGAGAACATATTTTTAAAGATGGAGCTTCTGTAACAGGAGGTGGTGTTGTATATAATCCAGGATGTCAATCAGTTAGAATTGAAAAATTTAATGAAGGAATAGATGTAAATTCTTATATTTACGATTTCAATCTTCAAGATAGTGTGGTAGTAATTGGTAGTGAATCTGGTGTAAAAGCTAAAATAAAGCAAGTTAGTGGACAATCTCAACTCGGTGCCGATTGGTATATTTTATACGTTCAATATTTAAATACTGGAGGGGAAGATAATACTGAATTTGTGCCAGGAGAAAGTTTATTATTAGATCAAGATGTATTTGAAACTTTAGGTCCAGATGGTGAAACAGCATTAACTTTTCAACCAGGAGAAACTCTAGCTCAAGTAGTCAGTGAAGATGCTACATTTACAGGAGCATCAGCTACTCTATCTGCTGGAGTCTATTATATAAGAGGATATTTTATAGAAGTAGAAGAACAAACTATTATTCTAGATCCTTATGGAATTGATGATATTAATCTTAGAATAGGATTGCAAATTGATGAATCAATTATCAATGCCAATATAGATCCATCTTTAAGTGATAATGCTGCTGGATTTAGTAACTATACTGCTCCTGGTGCAGATAGATTATCTATTCAAGTAAATTTAACAGCTTTACCATACGATAATAGTAAAACATCAAATTTTATAGAATTGATGGTGGTTATTGGTGGAGTATTAGCTCATGTTACTACAAAAACTGATTATAATAAAATAGAAGAGGAATTTGCAAGAAGAACTTTTGATGAATCTGGAAATTATTATGTTAAACCATATTCCGTTACTCCTAGAAATACTTTAAATGATTATGAAGGAAATGATGGAATTTTTAATTCAGATCAAACCACTTATAATAATCAAATTCCTAGTGAAGATTTAGGAACTTATAAAATATCTCCAGGAAAAGCTTTTGTTGAAGGATATGAAGTAGAAACTGTAGTTCCTGCATTTTTAGATTTTCCAAAAACAAGAGCAGTTAAGGTATTAGAAAATCAAAGTCTTAATTATGTTAGTGGACCTACATTTACATTAAATAGGGTATCTGGTTCCCCTACTATAGGAATAGGGACTAATTATACAGTAAGTTTAAGAGATTCTAGAATTGGTGCTGCAACAACCACTTCTGCTGGTAAAGAGGTAGGATTAGCACGTGTATATGATTTTGCTTTAGAATCTGGATCTTATAATACTTCAACACCAAACGAAAATGAATGGGATATTGCTTTATATGATATTCAAACTTATACAAATATAACTTTAAAGACAGCTGCTACTTTAAGTGTTCCTACTCATATTAAAGGAAAGTCTAGTGGAGCTACAGGATATTTAAGATATGATGTAAGTTCTGGCACTGGTGTTACTGCGTATAATACTAAAGGAACCTTTATTGTAGGAGAGCAATTTATTTTTAATGGAATAGAAAATGGAAATATTTCAGTAGGGTCTACTTCATATACTAGTAGCGATATTAAATCCATTCATGGAACTGTAAGTACAGCTAGTACATTTAATGCTGATGTAAAACAGAATTTATTAACAAATTTTGGAGAAGTTAGTGTTAGTGCAGCTACTACTTCTGGAACATATCTAGGAATTTCTACAGTTACTAGTACAGATGCTACTAAGTTCTTTGTAGGAATTGCTACAGTGGGAAATATTGTATCATATACTAATCCCAATATTAGTGGAGTAACTACTTCTTCTTATGCTAGAGTTGAAAGTGTATCTAAAAATTCTTTAACTATTTCTGGTGTTACTACTGTTGGGGGAATTTGTGAAGGAGGATTACCTTTAATTACTATTAATCCATCTAATTTTAAGATATTATCTTCACGTTTTCATTCTTCAGAAGATAATAATTTATATACACAATTTCCTAAAAATAATGTTAAATCAGTAGATCTAACAAATTCTCATATTACTATCAGAAAACAGTTTGATGTTAATATTACTGACGGTACTACAGGATCTATTCTTACTGGAAGTCCTCACGAAACATTTTTACCTTATGATGAGGAAGATTATATTCTAAT